TTCCATATTGCAGGATTGACAGCAGGAGGATCGCAAGTGTGGTTGACCAATATCACTCGTCCGATGTTGCAAGCAGGTATTGAGAAAATTCATGCTACATCTCCTAACATGGTTGTTGCCAGTATGGGAGAAGTACGTGTAGATACTTACGGAATTGATTTCACAGTTGTACCCGGTGTTCCTCTCTATATGAGAGAAGATGGCACACGAAGTCAATCCGTTGTAACTTACATGGGAAAAGTTCTCAAAGGTGGTCAAGAAATGATTTCTGCGACACGAACTCCTTATATTCCTACACCCTTCAAAGGTGTTGAAGTGTTTGGAGAACGTAAACACCGACCTCCCAAAGATCCTAATGATGTTGCAAAAACGATGAATACGCTGAATAAGCTTACGAATCCAGTTCAACATTATGAACACGACATTCTTGGAAAAGCTATCAATGATTACAAACAACAAACATTGCAAGTGATCAGAGAGAATAAAGAAATGCTGAAGAAGCATTTGCGAATTTACTCTCAAGAAGAAGCTATGAATGGAACTCATGATGGATGTTTATTCGGTTTACCGAATGATACGTCCGCAGGTTTTCCTATCATGAAATCTAAGAAGAAATGTTTAGTTCGAGATCCTATGGATGAATCTTTAGTGAAAATCCCTCGGGAATTCAATGGAGATTTTGATATCCAAGGAGAAATTGATCGAACTTTAGAATCTTGGAAAAATGGTGAACGTAGTGAACCAATTTACAAAGCTTCAAGCAAAGTGAATGAATTATTACCTAACAAAAAAGCTATTGCTAAAGTAAGGAAATTTTACGGTTCACCTTTTGCGAATTTTGTTGCTTCTCGACGAGTTTTATCGGGAGTACCAGAATTTATTCGTATGTTTCAGAAGGAAACAGAATGTTTTGTTGGAGTGAATGCTACATCAGAACATTGGAAATCGTTGCATGACTTTTTGACAACGTTTACCACTACGAATATGATCGCAGGAGATTTTGCTGGTTTCGATACTCGCATGGCAGGACAAATTACAACTGCAGCGGCAGGTGTGATTTTGTCTTGGTACACTGAGATGGGTTTAGATAAAGAAGAACTTACTTTAATTAGAGGAGCTCTTTCTGATATCTGTAATCCAAATATTCTCATTGATGGAGATCTATATCGTTTTGCGAATGGAAATCCTTCAGGAAATCTGATTACTGTTCAATTGAATAGTATCTGCAATTCCATTATGATGAGATATGTGTATTATAAGCTCAATCCAAAAGTACGTCAACCTTTTGCATACAATGTGAAATTGGCTACTTATGGTGATGATAATGCGATGGGAGTCCGTCACGGTTGTGGTTGGTTTAATCACACAGCTTGTCAAGAAGCTTTTGCCAATGTTGATATTGAGTACACGATGGCACACAAAGATGCAGAATCTGTTCCTTATATTAGTATTCATGAGATTAGTTTTTTAAAACGTGATTTCAAGATGCATGATGATTTGAAAACGATTGTTGCACCCATTGAGTTGGATAGCATTTACAAAAAGTTCTTCTGGATTAAGAAGATGAGTGAATGTCCTTTATCACATGAAGAGC